TTACGTATCACCATATTCTGAAATATCGGTCATTGTTCCGCCCTTTATATCTTCATCTTCATCTGGTATAAAGCAAAGAATTTTGTCTCTCCGCCACACATACAACCCAAGCCCTCTTGACCCGAATCCGTAATCTGTCTTTATGGATTTCAAGCATCTGCCCTCCAGCACAGCGGATATGTACCCCTTGACGAACTCTTTACTTTTCGATTTACTCATCAGAAAGATCATTTAGTTGCTTATCAGTCATATCCACACGACGAAACTTTATCTCTATTTCTTCATCGGGTTCAAGATTGTCCACGGCTGAACATATATTTTCTATTTTGTCAGGAGCCGGTATCCATGCACTTAAAGCATCCTCGTAGTAGAACAAGTATGAGTGCTTTTCTGTTTCATACTTTTCGCATTTAACATGGTGATGCTTGCCCCAGCTATCGTCACCATAACCGCACATATTTATACATTTGCAAGCCATCTATCTCTCCTTATATTCATTACAGCTAAAATCATCATCAACCTTTTTACTTAACTGGTTTAATGTACAGTGACCGTTTATTTTGTTTCTGTAGCCGCAGGTTTTGCAGGTTTTATGTGTGAGTTTATTGTAAATCCACATAATAAATCTGTATTTAATATTGCCTTTAAAGTATTTACCTTTGCACCCTTTGTATCTCTCGATATAGCAATCAATTACATTTGCAGTATAGGAATGATTTGTTACATGACTGGTTTCAATATACGCCGCTCTATGGCAATAATACGTATAGCCAATTTTGCGAGAGTGGATACATGATGTGCATGGTTTTTTAGTTATAGTCTTCATACCTCTGCCCCGTACCAGTAAATAAACTCAATACCGCCACTCTCAGCTGTTCTTGATTTACGTGTTAAATACCCAGACTTTGATAATTTAGTAAGCTTCGATGATGCGTTTTGAACGCTAATACATAAATCATCAGCTAATTGTGCTGCTGTAATTATTCCAGATTGCTTTATGTTCTGAATAATAACTATTTGTGAGTCACACAAAAGCAAATCTCTTACCTCGTCGCTACGGCCTTCTAAAACAAGTTTCCTTATTGCTTTTTTATTTAACATACCTCACCCCTTAAGACTGATAACTAAATCAGCATGTCGTTTGTATGCGTCTATAGATTCACTTTCTACATCTAAAGCCCCAAATTCATCACCATCAGGAATTTCATCACATGCAAGCCTCATGGCATCGTCTTCTGTTTGGCTATCTTCGATTTCAATCATTAATTCTTTTACAGCAATAACTGTAACATTTACCCATTTGCTCATGATCTACTCCCCCTCAATACATGTTCTATACATTTGGTCTTTGCCTGTCTCATTGATGGTTGTATGTGACCTATTCCAGTAAATTTACTTTTTAAAAAAGTACACATGTATTCTCCTTCAGTTACAGACATACAAACTTCTTCTACTAGTTTTTCAGATAACATCTTCTCAATCACACGATCAAGGTCGTTGCTGGCAGTGGCAGGTTTGAAATTTACATCGACAACGCCAAAAGAACCGCATGGTGTCTCTCTGTACTCTATCCCCATATACTCAGCACAGGAAATATTGAAAGCTTTTTGTTCTTCATCTGTCATGTTATTCATTGTCTACGAGCCTTTTTACTTAATTTACCTTTGTTTAGTGACTGGTAACTTTCTTGTTTAGCAATTGACGAAAAATCATAAACATCAGGCTGTCTTACAAAATCAATCCTGATTGAATAAGGGTCACTTACAAGCATAGACAATCTCTTTGTTACAATTAAAGAATCTATAAACTGAAGAATAGGCCCATTATCAGACATGCTTCTTATTAAATTCATTGCTGCTTTCTTATCAATAATATTCACACCCACACCTCATAAATAATTGTTAAAAGTAAACCCATTAAACCTATAGCGCCAATACCAGCTATGTAAGGTATTAATGAGCAGGTAACCTTTAAGCCGTATCTTTGAAGTACGGCAATAAGTAAAGGCAATAACGCCATTAGTGAGAAGGTTAGTTTTAGCATTGTTAATCCTTAATATCGGAGGTTGACTCACCTGTAAACGGGTCAAATGGCGGGTAAAAATATATAGTGTCTTTCTTGATTGTTACTCGCCCAGTCCTAGCCGTTTGCTTATATTTAATTTGCACAGGTAATCCAATTCGCCCGTTTAGTATGTTTTCTGATGAAAATAAAACTGAGCACAATTCCTGATTGTCTTTCAAATTATTCTTAGCGTACTCAGTTAGCTTTTCTAGCGCTATTTCTTTACTCATTCACTACTCCTTTGATATTGCTTTATTAAATCAAATCGTTTCCATATTAACAACCGGGTTCCAAATACCAGGGAGTGGCGCATTAGCACCAGCAGGCTTGTGTTGATATAAATTGCTTCGATTAGGGCCTGACTTATGAGAAAGTGCGCCCTGCTCTTTCATTCTGGTTAGTGCGCTTTGTACACTCGACTTTTTCTCATTAAGTATTTCAACTATTTCATTACAAGATAAGTATTTATCACGATTGATTTCATAATTATTTTCAAGCAGCTCAAAAATAAAATCTATTATCTCTCCCTTTCTTCTTTTTAAATTACTCATAAATCACCATTTACTATATCTATAATATTATTCCAATCAGAATAAGCCGCTTCAATACTAGTAGAGGCGGCCGCTTTACCACATCCATTACAACCACATAAAATCCACTGGCCCTCAAACCATGAAGTGGCTTTGTTGCCACAACTGCAATTTAATAACTCTTTGTCAGGTGCCAGCCCATAACACTCATTAGAAACAGGGCAGTTTTCTACACAGGCATTAACACCCAGCTTTCTCTTAAAACATGACGGTAAATTAATCGGCATTAGCTTCTACCCATGATTTAAGTAATTGCTCAGCGTATTCAGGTAAAGGCTTGTTATTTTCATATAAAGAAACATAGCCGTCTGAAACACCTACCTCTGTGGCCAGTGCTGACTGTGTTAAGCCATAAGCCAAACGAAGTGATTTTAATATTTCATGTGAACCAAAATCAGGGTGCTCACTCTTCATGTGATTAAGTAGGTTTTCAAACGTTCTGTTGCAGCATGGACAAACACCATTTTTGATTCGTTCACGTACTCTCTTATACGTTTTAGCTATATCGTCAAGCTGATTTTCAAGAATCATTGCTCTACCTGTCTGCACATTCAACTGATCTTGCTTAAGGCTTAACTGATCTTTTAATTTCTGAACTTCTGTTTTTCCTGTGTATGACTGACCGTGGCCTTTTGGGCAATAAAATGATTTACGATCGTTTAAACGTCTACGTCTAAAATCTTCAGTCATTGCAAATGGCACACCACAATTACAACACTGTTCTGTAACAAATCTTATTTCATCAACATAAACACTCATGATAAACCTCAGAATAATTTTAAATTAACATCAAAAAAAACACCGTTAAACCCGTAACCTACCTCACGATATGACATGCTAGTTTCATGTTTTAGCCCTGCCTGAACATATATAAAATCATCAAATTCATACATGTATTTAATACCGAAATAACCATTTGGGCTTAAACCGTCATAATCTGGTTCTGTGCCATTATCGCCATCGTTATAAGCAAAGGCACCGCCAAATACATAATAGCCATTAGCCTTAGCTGAACATGGGTGAAAAAATGAAAAGATAAATACCAAGGCAACTAAAATTATTAAAATTAGACGTTTCATTTTCTTGCACCCAATATAGCTATTGATGCCTGTGCACCTGCTATAAAGGCTGCTTCTAACCTCTCTTTTAAGTATTTTTGACCCGCTTCAGGGTTATATAAAATTTCAGGTTTCAAGCAGCTTTGGCCTACTTTTGATGCAAACCAGTCATTTTTAGCCTTAGCCATCTTGGAGCCATTAACCGGCCTTATTATTTGGTTATCTTCAAGCAGACCTTTTTTACGCAAATCTAAAAGAATAACGTTTTCAGCCGCTACTCTTTGTTGGCTCTTAATTTCATTAGTTAAATCACTCATTTCACTTTCCTATTATTAAAAAAACCACCCACCTACTTAGTACGAGAACAAAATATAGTTATGGTGTGCTGGTTTTATTTGTTAGTCTTCATCGCTCTATCAAATGCGCTTTGCTGCACAACTAACGAAGCGTTGAAGTGTGATTTTAAAGCCTGTAACAGAGCGTCATTTTCAATAACGTCATGATATTTTTTATTCAATTTTTCAGCCGCGGCTAAAAATTTAGTTTTCTTAGTGTCGGGTAACTCATCAACATATACATATCGACGCTTATCACTAACTAAACGAACTATAGGTTTCGCCTGAACATGGTCAGGCGACCAATAGCACGTACTTTTAGTAGCCACTAAGATATCTGCCAATTTTTTTGAACCAGGCAACACACAACAAACACGTTATGCTTATTGGCCATGTAAGCAGCAAAAACAAGCTCTTAAATAAACTGTCATCAACCCACAATTCAACGGCTCTATCTGCAGATTCCATAGACATAAGTAAAACCATCAGGCCTATGTATGCATATGCAAGGCCAGCTGTAAAAGCGTAATAAACTTCAATATTCATAATATTTTCTCCACTGATTAATAAAAGGTACTCGCCTTGCGGTTTTCCCTTATTAAAACTGGTTATAAGACACGCAGGAGGTTCGCTATTAGCACATGTCCAGGTCTACCAGATCTTTAAAGCATGACCATGCTTTAAAGCCGTCCCGAGCTTACTTTTTTAACCCTGCTAAACCCGAGCTCGGAAGCGGTTTTAGCAGGCAGTTTGTAATAATCGTTTAATGTGATGCTACCAACTACTCGCCCACCACCTTCACAGCAGTCACAAGGCTCAATAACGTTAGGTATTGCCTTATAACCTCTGCCCTTAAAAAACTCTGTTTGATGCATAGCATGCGAAACATAACCACATAAACCTGAGTGTGTGCAGGCCTGTATATAATCGTTCCAGTCAGCGTTATATTTCTCACCTAAACCATCACAAACAGGGCACTTTTGAATTGTATTAATCAGCTCCATTGTTATTAACCGCCATATTTTTTAAATCGTAAATAAATTCATTTCGATACTTACCTGGAAGCCCAGCAACAAAAGACGCTACATATGATTTAAAATAGCCGTGACAATATGCAGCAGAAACGTTACCTGTGCTTTCAATTGATAATGCCGCTAATGAATCAGTTATTGTTTTTGAAATATCATCAGCTGTTTTTAAACTCATGATGCAGCCTCCATGCTGAGCTCCATTTCTTCTTTATCTGGCATGGTATACACGCCACTACTGGTAATAGATGAATGCCCAAGAGCTACCTGCACAATAGCTAATGGGTTACGGCTAACAGATGTTTTAATAATTCGTTTTGCCAATGTGTGACGAAACCAGTGCGGTGATGCATCACAGCCTAAACCTGCAGCAATTCGCCAATGCTTCATACGCTCCTGATAACTGCGAATGCTCAAACCTTTATGATTTCTACTCATAACCAACGGCTTGTTTGGTAACTCAACATACCCCATTTCAAGCCGAATCAATAACAAAGCCCGTAAATGTGTTAATGCTTTTTTATTGGCTCTGCATGTATGCGCTTTACAGCCTTTATTGGTTTCAGCCCTGATATGAAAATAACCCGTAGATAATGTTTTACGTGCATCACTCACGGTAAATAGAGACATTGCTTTAACTCTCATTCCGCTTTGTCTCAATATTCCCATCCACGCATAATCTCGTCGTGACATAACATCAGCAAACTTAGCCACATATTTAAAAAGTTTATTTTCATCATCTTCTGTCAAATAACGTTCAAACTGTTTTCTTGAATAACTCATTGGCTTACCTCCTTCGGCTTAACCTTTAATTTGAAAATAAACTCTCTAATGTGCTTACTATTGAAAACTCTATTAAAACAGCTGTAGGTCTACCATCATCAGAATATGAAACAGCCATAGGTAACAACTTAACGCCTGTTTTAAATATGTAGTCTTTAACCCAACACCCATTTATTACTTCAATATTTTTCTGCTTGTTTTTACTAAAAAAGAACAAATGCAAAGAATAGTGGCTACCTTCATTACAAAAATACGGGAAAAATGTAATACCTTGCCCCTGTTCAACCAATTCGTTCGCTTTTACCCATGCCCGCATAGTTTTATTTTTCTTAGCTGGCATTTTTGTTGCTATTATTTTTATCAATTTCGCTGACATTTTTTAGCCCTCTTCATCTGTGCCTCGGCAATACGAACTAAACAAATTCGAATTGCACCTAACTCAACCCTAGAATTGAAGTCGCTCTTATTAACACCTGGCACACTTGCCCAGGCATTACGTAGCGCCACTTCATCACTTGCCAGATTTAACCCTGGCAGACTCATTTGTGTTGCCATGCTGGCCACCTTTAATAAATCGCGCTTGTAGTTCTTTGCTAAAAAATTGAAAAATTAATGAACCAGACACACACACCTCTTTACCTTCTGGTATGTTGTCTTTTGCCTGGGTAATGCCTTGATTTTTTAATGCTTCTGGTGGCGTAATTGCTAATGGACTGTTACTCATCACAAAGCACCTCCATTCGATGAAATAGCTCTAATTCGCGTTGAAAATCTTCAAACATTTCTTTACGAATTTTTTTCAAATGATCTTTTGTTATTGATTTTGATTTTAATGCTTCACTAATAGCTGTGCAGGTTTCTGCTGTGTCTTTATGCCATGCCGCCCAGGCGGCAATTAAATCAACATCAGAGGTATTATGAATTTCATCAGGCACCTGAATATAAACGCCACCTAACTCACGGCATTCGGCCTCAATTAAATAACGCACATCTTGAATTTTTTGAATTTTTAATGATTCATCAACCATTAAAAAATGGTTAGGTGATTTAACGTGCACCTTATTACACAAGGTGCCATATGAAATGCTGGTAAGCTCTGCGAGCTCTTTAGGTGTGAACTTGCCAGCATGCACAATATCGTGCTTTGCCTGGTCTATATCACTAATTGATTTATGTGACATTGTGAAAAACGCCCCTTATTCACGTAGAAATTAAATAAGGCACTGGTAAGCTCTTCTCGCAATGATTAAACTATTGCGGGAGGAGAAACGGTGTTCAAGCCAGTACCCTCAACAGGGCTAACAGGAGCTGTAACTCTTGTTAGCCCACTTATTACTTATCAGCTACTTTTTTCGTCAGAAGGCAATAGCTCTGTTTGCACTGGCAACCTAACAATGCCAGCAAGTTCTTTATTCAAAAGTTTATACATATTGTTTTTTGCAAATATGTCAGGTATACGGGTTGCTCTATCAACAATTTTTACTATTTTCTCAACCCGATTTATACCGGTATCATGCCGGTTTGCACCATCAACAACCCCACTAGCAACACGCCCCGCTTTTTCCATTTTTAACAAATACAGTTTTATCTGCTTTGCTGCATCGGTAGTGCCTGCCATGCCCGCAAGTAAAAAAACATCCCATGTCACTAAAACAGAACGGCCATCCTTAGGGTGTAAGCCGAGTTCATTTGAAATTAACTTCCGGACATTTTGTCCGAATGATGCGGGTGACAGGGTCTCTAAATCGTATCTCTGGCATAACTTGCGCAAACCAGACTCGTCTTTGTACCCCATAACAGTGGCTATTTCGGCCCTCATAGCGAATCTGCGTCCATGAAGTTCAACTGTTTTGAATCCACAATGTTCAGCAGCCTGCAAATACATCTTGCTTTCTGTTTTACGATCGAGCTCTTGAAGATATGTATTTATTTCTGCTTTATCGTCTTCAAGCACCGCTATTTGAATATCATTCAAAGTATTCACGCTACTTTCTCCTCTTCTAACTTCGCTTCAATTTCTTTAATTTTGGCTTGTTTTGCCTCATATGCCGCTAAGCCATCTTCAATAAAAATCTGGGTTTGCTGGTTAAAGTTGCGGCGCTCACGCTTTACTACTTTATTTAACTTGTCTGAAAGTTCAGCTGGCATACGCAATGCGCGTGTAACTGATTCTTTTTTCTGCTCTGTATTCATAACTAAGTCCTTGGTGTAATATGTATTACATTAACTACTGTATAAACAATAGTATGATAAATCATACTTGTCAAATAAATAATATGATAAATAATACGTTTTTTGGCCGGATCAGCTATATTCTCGGCAAAAGGAAAATGACGCCATGGGCTAAAAGCATTGGTTTAAAGGCCGCTGACGTTACCAGAATAAAAAACGGGCACACATTAGGGCCTGAAAAATTAATTCCTATCAGTAAGGCTGAAAACGTGTCTTTGTCCTGGTTGTTAAATGGTTCAGGTGAACCTTATATGGTGCATCACGCCACTACAGACGATGAAACAAGCCAGCTTTTAAGCACACATATAGAAGATGAAGGCTGGCAAATTGTGGTATTAAACAACCCACTTTATCCGGCAATTATTCTTACCTTGCCTTGCGTTATGCAGGTTTCTAAAAACGAATTTAGTTACACCGCTGTTGAAATTATCGCTGGGCCTATTGGGCCTGAAACCCTGTCCACTCTAAAAATGCAACCCATTGCAGCTAGTGAAATAGCATTAGATGAATTTACAATGCGCCGATTATATGCAGGGAAAATGGGTAACCAGGATATAATTGGTAATGCTGAAGATGCCCTTTTAAATTTTGAATCAAAATCATTTAAAGGCGAATCACAGCTATATGATTCATCTGAAAAAGAACCTGCAAAAATCAATTTAGAGTTATTAAAACTAGCTATTTCATACACAGAAGAAACGTGTACTGAAGATCAGATTAAACTCGATGCCGATCAAAAAAGCCGAGTTATTGCCGCGCTTTATAAAAACATGTTACGTACACATACTAAAACAATAACTAAAGAAATTTTGTTAATGACGCTTGATGCTATATAACTTAAAAATAAATACAATATTAAATGGGTTTATATAAGTGAAGAAAAATACAGAGACGATTCGCCAAAAAATCTAGTTCTAGTATCAGCAGAATCTCTTAGAGATCTAAAAAATGCATATCCTAACTATTTTGCTGATACAGACAATTTTACTAAATATGTAACTCAGGTTTATAAAGCCAACAACTAAGCGATATCACAAAACTAATAGTGGCACAGGACGCAAATATGACTCTTTTAAAATTCAGTTTATCAATTTCATTAATCATCACATTAACATCATGCATGATTCCAGCCGGGCAACTAAAAGAAACCGATTTTACCTGGTCTGAAAATCAATACAAACTTCCGTTAGCAACCGTTAAAATTAATTTGCTTGAAGGTTTCAGGCGTTGTGGACACAGAGTTAACTCTATTAACATAGGCCTTGATAAATGCTTTGATAAATCAGCTAATCAGCTATTTTGTGATATATATGCAGGCCCAGATTCAGGGGGCATTGGTGGCATTGTTTTAGGTAGAATCATCATTACAGAAACTAATGGCACATCAAAAATGCAAGCGGGTGTCTATTCTATGTTTGATTCAACATTAGGAAGCGAGAAAGGCGCAACTAGAAATGCCTGGTTAAATTTGGCTGAAGCAAATTACACCGTCTGCAAGCCGCTGATTAACAGCAATAAAGCAGACGATGATTTTGACTAGTTAACAATATTCTGACCAATATTTTTCAGCTTCAAGTCTCCACTCTACCAATAAAACGACCCGCTTTTCAGGGTCTTTAATATCATTAATGTTTTTTCTTTTTCTCATTATGGCAATGGCACTTAATGCCTGCTCATTATGATTATGACTATCTCTAACGTTATGCAAATTAACTATATTTTCAGAGCTGCCAGTCATTTGTTAATTCCTTATTATTCTTACTGACTTCGACTGCTCATGTGCTTTATTTATCCATTGAATCAGAACTTATCATTTTTTGTCATAATTCGTCATTATTGACGATATTATTATTTAATTGAGTATAGGTTGGGAATTTCTCCTGTCTATAACTCGTTTGGGTAATGATGCTGCGCTTCTCATATTTTATTTAATTAAAATAAGCCTAAATGAAATAGTGCCCATGAAAATTTATAAGACCACCAGCTGAAAACTGACCAACTGTTAACCCAATAGTGCCTAAAGAACTATTCCATAAATGGAGTGCCACTCTATTAGATCCAGCCACTACCTCTCCAGATATGTTCGTGCCAGCTGTAATATTTAACGAACCACCAGCATTACAATTTATTCCACCAGGCCTGCTGTTCGACTTTGAAGTATACGGCAAGCCTTTAATTTGGCAGGTACCTGCTGCAGAAAGCGCGCCTAATGAATTCAGCCAGACAACGCCTGAGATAAATACAATATTCCCAATTTTCATATAATGACCTGTTTGCTCGCTGTATGTCTGGCCTTCATCATCGGTAAAACTATTATCTATCAAAATTGGCGTCCAGTTTCCAGCTTCAAAACCATTATCTGAGGGCCCAACTCTCTCATCACTAATCATAGTATTTGTAATAACAGTTGTAGCAGGAGTATTTATTAAGAGCACCTGGCAACAAGGCTGCTTTCCTATAGGTATAGCCGGTGCCACAGGCGCGACATTTTCTACACCAGAAACAATAGAAATGGCACCCGTCACATTATCAATAACTACTCTATCAATTCTAGGGTTATTAATAGGTGCCACAAAAGCAACCGTTGTTTGTTGTGGCTGTATAACCAGACCACCTGCATACATAAAACGCCCATCATCAACTACAATTGTCATATCAGGCGCAGCCGCCTCATGCGGTGCAAACTGCCCGGCCACCTCATGGTTTACTTTAATAGATGCTTCAATGGCATTTTTATAAGCCGTTGCATCCGGGTGTGTTGTTACATGGTTAGGTTGTTCAAATGTTGCAACCATAATTAAGCCCCTTCAAATTCTGCGCTTATGGTGCCGCCAACTGAGGTGTTGGCGTTATCATAAACATTAATTAAACAATTCTGCTCTGTAATATTGGTAATAAATGGTTTTAACAGGCTGCCATCAACCATAAAGATGGTAATGGGAAATGGCACTGTATGAAATTGTTTATCAAATGGCACTGTTGTGCCGCCCGGGTCAATTACAATGTTTTTAAGTTTTTGTTTCCACTCTAATAAATCAACAGTAGGTGTAAACTCACTGATGTAGGCCAGCCCTACGCTAGTATCAAGCGTTAATTTTTGTTTAGTAAACCGACAAAATATATTGCCCACTGTCCAGCCTTCAAAACCGTCATAACTGCCCGCTGATAATCTATGATCAACTGAAACTTTAGGGTCTGCCTTGCCAATCTCACCAGGGCCTAATGCTGAAATTACGTTGCCCCAAATACGCACAGTGTCATCATAGCCAATGTCTTGCTCAGGTGCTGTGTAACTGCAATTTAAAGCGGGATCTGGTACAAATTCATCAAATACGCGCCAGCCTATGGCTGCATTATTTGAAGTGCTTGAAGGTACTAAAGTACCATCCCAACGCTTAACAAAATTAACGACTGTACCTAACCAGTCAGGTGCCTGGTCAACTTGGTCAATAATGTCATATGTACTAATAAAATTAACATTAGAGCTCACATCATTAAGGCTTTTATTATCTGTTGTATCAACGGCTTTAATATAAATTGTCCAGTCACCTGGTGGCACATCTTTTGTTGTCAGACTGGTACCTTTTGTTATCTCTGTGAAAGGCGTTGCATCTGCATAGCTGCTGTTACCCCTTGGGCCGTAACGAATATCATAACCCGATGCATCTATATCGGGCACTGCATTCCAGTGCATAACTACGGCTTCACCAACCTGAGAAGCCTGAAAACCTGTTACATCTGAAGGTGGCGCAGATTTACCCTGAATTACATAGGTTTTAGTGAATCGGCTATTAGAGCCAAACTGACCCTTTAAATTTGCCAGGGTTATTTCAATATCTATATTACCCTCAGCGTTCCAGTCAAACTGAAAGCTTCTGCCAATCGTTTTGCCAATTTCTTTTAATGGCTGGCCATAACTTGCCGCTCTAATTGTTGCGCTACCATATTGGCCAACAACATCCCAAACAGCACCAACACGCACACCAAAACCAGCACCAATTCTAATTAATGTGTCGCTAAAAATTACACCCGAAATAGACGGTAAATCTAAACCAAAATTTGCACCTGGTATATAGGTATAACTATTAAATTCAGATAAGTAATATGCGGGGCCTTCATCTGTTGCCGTGATTTTAACGCGAGTTGCTGAAAGTGGGCGTATATCCGTTATTTTTACTAACTTGCCCGGTGTTGCCTGTGGAGCAAACACAAAAAGATAATCTTCAGGGCGGTGATTTAAATCATTATCAGGGGCTAAAGGCAATGGGCTGGTAAGTGTTACAACATCACGTAAACCGCCTGCATAAAACAGGCTATAAACATCATAACTTCCATCGGGTGCTCTAACACCTATATAGTTAGTTATTGCCGGTGTCATTTCAATTTCACGGCCGAGTCTAAGCACGGTTGTGGTGCCACTTATTAAACGGCCAGAAACCCCCCATGTTGTTAAATCATGGCTCAGAACAGACACATCACCCCGCTGAACAACCATGCCCTCCATATCTGTTTCAAAATTAATTTGGCGGCGTCTATGGGCTTGCTCTGCTGCAATTAAATTAGCTTCACGGCCGGCCATTATTTCACTGGTGCAGCCAAATAAATCAATAGTTACCGGGTTTTGTGGGTTGGTTACACCGGGTACAGTTGAGCGCACGGTGTCGGGCTGCCAGTTATTGTTTGGGTTTATAAAATTAACAATAACTTCATCTGCAACTCGCCCGGTTAAATAATTTACCTGAAAAGTATTGCGCACTATATTGCCCATACCAAAAACAGTAACGGGTGACTGGTTTTCTGCATCCCACACCGCGCCTAATTTACCTGTTGCCCATGTAGGTGCAGCACGGCCACAACGTGCAATTAACTGCAGCACTTGCTGGCAGTTCATTGCCCTGTCAATAACTGCATCAAAAGTTAAACCTTTTGCATCACACCACACGGCCCACGCTTGAATGGCTGCAATATCAATTCTCGCATCTGGTAACCCCGCACCATATAAACGCAATGAGCCTGAAAAATCGCCCCTGGCAAACCATAAAAACCACCATGCCGGGTTACTGGTTGCCTGAGTTACCCATGCTGAGCCTGTCCACACTGGGCAACGTGCACTAGCAATAGCATTGAACTGTTCTATCTGGCCCTGTAGTTGACCATTAGCTTTAATGCTAATAGCCACTCTTTTTTGCCCTGTATAATCTGAGGTATCAGGTTGATAACTACGCAAAATACTCCAATTAACAACCGCACTTGCATTATCATCAGCTTCTGGGTCAACAGCTACTTCAACTGTATTACATACTGTTTCTTCAATAAAATCATCATACGAACAAAAAGTTCTAGGAATAGCCGCACTAACATATCTTGCCCTAACGTCATATTGACCACTTGGCACGTTAAATTTTGAGCCGCCTCTAAAAGGGTTTCTATCATCATTGTCAATTGTCCAGCTCGTTAGGTTTAGCCAGGTACCCGAACCAACTAAACGATATTCAAATAACAAAACAACTCTTAATGTAACAATGCCCCTTTTTTTATCACTGTAAAAAATAAGCCCTGATATATCAATGCCAATTGCCGTTGTATCTATTGAGGTAGTGCGCTGAACCCATGTGCCATCAAGTTCAAGTGTGCCGCCTTGAACGGTGTCTACATTTGCAGGAAAAGAAGTCAGGTTATAGTTTGATGTTGTTGTTTCTTCAATGCTTACATCATCAAAACTGGTGGTGGGTGTATCACCAATTTTAAAATCACTTAAAGTTACATTACTTAAACCAAAATTAAATATTTGATATAAAAACTGATCTTCACCCCTAATTTCAGTAAACGGCTTAGCCCCTAGATCTGCCACCACTTTATGTGTGCCCATAACTAAAGGCAGTGGCTGAAACAACCGCGCACGGTTTGAACCATTAGTAATAGAATAAGTCGGGCTTGTGTTATCACCAAAATCAGGTGGCTCAGGTGTAGGCACTAATGCGTTAACTAATAACATGCCACCAATAGCAACCAGTGCTGGGCCAGCAGCACCCGCACCCATAACAGCCGCCCAGCCACCAACCAATGTGCCAGATGATAAAGCAAGCACACCAATTGTTAATATTATGCGCAAAGGGTCCGACCCCTCATCACCACCTTGCACTATGGCTCTAACGGTTATTACATCACCTGTTTTAGGGTAGGTGTTTTGCCAGTATTCAGGTTTAATACGTTTGTCATTTAAGCAAAGCGCAACCGGTTGCGTAAATTTAATATTAAGCCTGATTAAATAATCTAATATAGATTCTCTGGGCAAAAACGGCACACAATGCACCTGCCTGTCTGTAGCGGCACTTATTGGGTGTGGGCTATAAACCAAATTAGGTGTAGGCCTAAAAGGCACAGGTAAATTAGTTAACTCGGGTTTTACTTCCATCTATAAAACCCCTCTAAATCTAAACCAATGTTTTTTAACTCTCGTAACTTATGTAAACACACACAGCCTGCATTTCTCATGGCATGTAAAACAAACGCTTCATTATTCATAAAGCAATAAATACCTATGTGATTAATGCGCCCTCTGCTGCGCATCAGAACAGCATCACCCTCTACAGGTTGTGAGGTTTTATCTGCAAAATCACTTTGTAAATTCTGAATTTGATTTGAAAGCTTACGTATACCTGTTTCACGATGATTCGGTAAATCTATAATTTTAGAAAATTCATTTTTTTGCACTCGTAAGGCCAGCTCAGCACAATCATTTTCTTTATAAGTAATGCCTATATATTTTTCAGCCCAATGTTTTGCCGGTTGGTTTTGTAAGTGCGCCATTAAAATAAACCACCCGCAATTTCAGGCCTGTAATTAACCGTAACAGCCGGCCTGTTTAAAATATCATCAAAACTTAATTCTCCACTTACCTCAATTTGAGTCATATTCACATCATCAAGGCCTAGTGTTATATCAATTTCTAAAACATTCGGGTCTGATCTGAGCACCTGCATTAACCTGACTTGTGCATCTTTGCCACCACCCGTGCTTTCTATCCAGTCGGTTAATTCATGGCCAATATTATCTATAACAATACGCGCCCTAGGCTGGCCCTTGCTTAAATCATCTGGCAGGGTGGCACGAAATGCCATTTTAGAAAAAACATCGCCATTAACGGTTATATCTTGCGTGTCATTAACCACTCTTACCGGCACAGTTAAACCAGCATGTGTAATTTCAAGCAAGGTAAGTGGCAGTTCTTTCGCATTACTAATAACCGCATCTAAATAATTATTCGATACATTACGAGGCATTAAAACTCCCAGCTCTCTAAAATAAAACTCACTTCAGCAGCCAGCTCTTTACCGTTGTTTTGATTAACAAATTTTGTTGAGTAAATGCTTTGCTTCATGCGCACTGAGGTAACAACACCACCAACCGGGTTTACCCAGTCAAAAAACAAACCGCCTTTAGCTTCTGCCTGAAACCATGTTTTAAAGTTAGCGTATTCAGATAACGTATAAAAATAAGTAACTGACCTGGGCACTAATACTCTGCTTCTAACCAGGCCTTCTTTGGCATAGCCATCTTCCATTTCTGTGCGCACAACAGGTGATTCAGGGCTTTCACTAAAACCTTTAAGTAAAAATTGACCATAATCAGGAAATGCCACTAGCTGCCCCCTTTAAAAAGTTGGCGAATGGGGCCGCCTCTGCGGTGATCATCCATAATCACTTTAACCACCATGCCATCAACATCAATAGACGTTTCAGCGCTGTTAATTTCAGAAGGCGTGCCCTTGTTTTCAATTTCTACTTTAACGCTGCCCCCGCCCTGGTTAAATTGGTGCCTTGGGTCGTTACGGGTAAGCACCTCTTCACCACGCTCTAAAATGGCTGGCACCTCATTGGTTTTTAAACCGGCTAAACCACCAGTGTGATATTTAGGCGCATTCAAAAAAACCGCCGGGTTAACAAGTTTGCTTGGCCCTGTGCCAGCAAGCCCACCTGTGTGATTTGTGCCTGCAGAAAAACCGGGAATGCGTAACCCTGCAAACAAAGGGGCGGTTATTTGTTGTTGAATCATTATGCGCAATAAATCATTAATAATTGAATCGGCTAATGATTTAAAATCAAGTTTTCCCTGCTGAACCATATCAGCAAGGGTGTTAGTAAACTGAGCACCCCAGCCACGGGTTGCCGCAATCAATTTATCCATTGATTTATCACCTGCATCAGCGAGTGAGTCAAACTCTTCATTAGCATTAAATACAGCCCGTGAATATGTATCCCAGTCAATAGCGCCTTTTTCTAATAATGAATCAAGGTTTTGCAGGCTGGCTGCTAATTGCTCTTGCTCTGTTCTGGTGTCTTTATAAATTTGTTCAGCTTCTAGAAAAAGATCATTTGCTTTTTTTTGTGCATCAATTGTATTAATTGTATTTTGTGCAAGCTGTAATTGTGCTTCATCAGCACCCAGCAGTTCTAATTTATAAAGAGCAACTTCCTCAGATGCTTTACCAAATGTTTCAGCCTGCTGTTTTAACGCATCATTAATAGCATTAATTTTTTCTAACTGTTTGGGGTCAATAGCTGGCTCATTGCTTGTAGTTTTTTCTATGCCTGCAGTGGCTTCAGGTGCAGTAACATCATCAATAATCTTCTGCATTTTTGAACGAATATCAGTTACGCGCTGTTGTAAATCATCTAATAATTTTGCTGATTTATCTGCTGAAGATATATTAATAAGCCCAAATTCAAGCGCAGCACGGCCATCTTCTGCAAGTGTCGAATTTTCACTTAATGAGGCCTTTAATATGTTTACCTGCTCAGTCGTGTGTTTAAGTTCATCTTGATATTTCTTTAAATCTTCACGCTGTTCAACTAATGGGTTACCGTCTAGCCTATCAATGGCCTGTGACCATGAATTCATAGCATTAGCAATGCTTGTCGTTAAGCCTAATGATTTATCTAATTTAGCCACCATTTTAGTCAGGCTGGTATTTAAGCTTGTGCCAGCGCGTTCAACAGAAAGGGGAATTTCTTTAAACTGGTCAGCTATTTCAGGGGCCTGCTTTATCAATGATTCAAATACGTCTTTAGATAAAACCTTACCATCTACAACCGCTTTTCTTAGTTCACCTGTTGTTTTACCCATGCCTTTGGCTATGCGGTTGGCTACTTCAGGTATATTTTCTAATAATGAATTAAACTCTTCTGCTCTAAAAACACCTGCAGATAAACCCTGGCTAAACTGTAATAAACCAGAATTTAGGCTTGATTCACTGGCACCAGAAATAATACCCAACTGCTGAACCAAATCAGTTAGCTGTATCATTTCATCATTAGTGGCCTGTAACTCAGGGGCTGAACGGGCTAAATTTTGAAAGAGTGAAACCGTGGTTTTTAACTGGGTGCCATTGGCTTGCGTAACATCAAACAGCTGTTGTGAGACTTTTACATAATCACCTGTTTCTCTGGTTGCTGTTTTAATGCGTTGCTGTAAAACATTATAAGCATCTGCCTGTAAAACAAGTCGTTTTGATATATCAAATGCAAAATATGCACCGGCCGCTTTAGTTAAAAAATCAAATCCTTCACCTAATTTTTTAACCTCAGTTTTTGCACTAGCAGAGCTCTTACTGGTTTTACTTATTTCAGACGAGACTGTTTTCAGGTCTTTAGTGGCCCGTTTAATATCTGCTTTAACACGAATTAAAAACTCTTTATTATCAGCCATATGCTTTTCTAATTTCCGCTGCTGCTTCGCTTAATTTGCCTGAAAATGACAGGCTTAAATCATCTAATCTGTCAGCTCTGTCAAGTGCTTTCTGCCTTTCTGCCTGCTCAAAAAAAAGGCTTATTTGCCGGCTGGTATAACTTTCAATCGTCTGCTTACTGTGGCCATGCTCAATTAGCCTGCTAAAGATGAGTCCGAGGCCTGCACCTGTTGAGCTTGCATCCCCTTCAGCAGCAGACGATTTATAAAAAAAGCTTTGTTAACACTCCAGAAAGTCATTAACAATGCCTGGCCATCTGTATCATTTAACTCAGATATCCATTGCTCGCTTTTACCTGTGCTAATAGCCATTAATTCAATAAGTGCTTCAATATGCACAGAGAAAACTGCCTGCATTTTTTCAAAAGTGGCTTCATTCTCATCATCAAAAAAAGCAGATAAGCCCTTTATGAATGGAGCTGCAATAGCCTGGGTTTTTATGCCCTGTAAAAAGCTAAATTCCCTAACGGTAATAAGCTCATCTTTTATGCTTAGCTCCATATCAGGAAATAAAACAGCCGCTTCATTAGTTTGTTGATTTGTCACTGGTTTCACCTTTTGATAATTCGGCTTTGTTTAAATCAATTAATTTTTTTGCCTGACTTTCACGCAAGGTAATAACATCGCCTTTTGTATAATCAGTGCCAGCATGTTGGTGGGTGCTGTCTAGCAGTTTTACACTCACTTTTTTATCAATACTCATTTTATTCACCTGTAAAATATTAAAAATTAGATCCATTAGAATTATTAATTAAGATTCAAGCTTCCAGCCATAAAATTGATCACCCGCCGCGCGTAGTGAATCAAGCACAATTTCACCTGTTAGCGTCATATCAGCAGCATTGGCCGTAATCATTGAAAGCACACTGGCATCTAATTTAACTTTGTAAATTTCACAGCGCACTTGCTTGTCATTATCAGCTGAGTTTTTGCCCGCAAATACCAGGTATTTATCTGTATTAGTTGGGTTTGCAGTTAAGTGGCCCTGTGCTGCATAGCTGTAATCAACCAATATCACCGCTGCATCAACAATGGTGCCGGTTGATAAAATTTCAATCATGCCTTCATCTGCATGCACAATATAATCAGT